TTATTGCAGCTCTTTAGGCAATGTATCACCGTATATTTTTCGGTATTCTTTCATTAGTTTTTCGCCATATGAAAGTGCGTTATCAGCTTCATTTGTGATGTTTTGTATTTTTTGATCTACCTTATTATAATAATGCGTTTCATATTTAAACACTCTATTACCGCTGACAATCGGTATACGGGCTTCAAACTCATAAAACTTCTTAGTTTTGATTTTGATTTGTTTTTTGATTCTGAACGCTTGGTAGTTTGCATTATCCAACCTTTGTTGCAAAGTATTCATTTCAACGTTATATGCACTAGGTGCTATATAATCTTCCCTTAACTCTAATGATTCTATTGCAGCATGTACTTCAAACGTCTTATTGTTCAACTCATGGAGGTTTTTAATCAACGTATTTAAAATTACTAGTTCTTCATGTTCTGGTCTTACCACTGTGTTTTCTTGTTCTCTTATTAATTCTCTTGCCTGCTTAATTTCCTCTTGTAAAGCGTCTCTATTATCTTTTTCTTTCATGATATTTTTTATATTTTTACTTAACATTTTATTCCTCCTTATTTGTATGTAGAAGAGGGGAATACCCCCCTTATCATATTAAGCTGTAGGTACTGCTTCACTCTCTACTGAAAAGTTTAAAAGGAAAGCTGCTTCTTTGTTCATTAATTTACAATCTTGACGAATAGCGACCATGAAACCTTGACCGAAATGCATGTAATCAGTCCATTGCAAGTTGTACTGTGAACGTCTAAACAATGTCACAGTGTCCTTTAATGAACCGATAACAATGTTTGTACCCGGTAACTCTTTATCGCTTACTACGTGTACAGGAACGCCATTGATTGCTTTGCCTGGTGCATCTCCTACTCGGTCTTGTAACAAATAGCGACCATTCTTATCTTTAAGCAGATCTAACTTGTTGAATGTCGTACTGTTTACAATAATTACGTTGTTAACATAGTTAGGTAACAACTTAGTATTCAATGCAGTTTTGATACCGTCAATTCCTACTGCGTCAATAACTTCTAATTGGTTGAGTTGATTTAAAATCGCTTGGTTTTCAGTTGCAATTACAGAACGTCCTAAATATTGAGTTACTAAATCTACTAAATTAGAACGGTTATCTTCTACAACCTCTTGTGATAAGCGTAAGAAACCTCGGTGCGTTACAATATCGTATGAAATAGGCGTATACGGTGCCATTGCTAATTCTGGGTTTTGTTGAAGTTCTGGTACTTGCGGTAATGCTGGAATATCTTGTTTTAATACTGGAATCTTACCAGAACCATGTTCTACTTTAACTACATTTACGAAATCTGAAAGTGTTGTAACTTGGTCTCTGATTTCCTCAATATCTGTTACGACTTCCTCTGGTACAACTGCTGCACCTGTATCTGTTTTAATGTCTGCACGTAGTTCCTTAGTTTCTAAATAATGTTTGAAGTCTCGATATTCTTTACTTTGTTGTTTAGCGTTATTAATTTGTGGTGCAAATGGTGATGGTTTCATGCGCGTTTCTCCTTCTTTTGTATAAATTTCTTCTTCCAATGCTTTGATTCGTTTGTCTAACTCTTTAATTTGCTCGACTAATTTCAATGATTCTTCTGGATTATCTTGTTTCAATTGCTTTTCTGCTTCTTCTGTCATTTCAGAACGCAATTCTCTTAATTCTGCAATCCCCATACTGTCGTTAATTCTAAATTCTTTTGTTTTCATAGTTTAAAACCTCCTATTTTATGGTCGTAGTGCTGATTTTGCGACTTATTTCATTGAATAATGTGGGTTAATCACTCTTTTCTTTTATTGTATTTTATGTGTTACCTGACAAGGCATTGCACTTCTTAATTTTCTCGTTATTTCCCTGAATTTCTGGGTTATTTCCCGATTTTCAACTTTTTATTTAGAATTTCACTGCAGTCTTTCTTGTCGAACGATATAGCTAAATCGCATAAGGACGGGGGTTAAAAGCCATACCCCTTTTCACTTTTTGACTGTTTTGGTTCAGCTGAATCAAAACTGTGATTATTCCGTTTGGTTCAGCTGGACCAAACGTGGGGATTATTTAAATCAGTGTATCTACGCTATACAACTGAAAACGCAACAGGTAACCAATGTTCTGTTTTGATGTTCTTTGACTTTACAATCGGCAACTCCAAACATTTACCATCGATCATATAATATATTGGCGGACATATTGTCATTTCTATATTGCCCTCTTTTTTTAAATCAGAAATTAGCTTGAATGCTTCCTCATTCCAACCAATCCAAAATACAACATTGGTATTTTCTCCGCTTAAATATGCTATATCTCCTTTGTAATTAAAGTTATTTTCTTCAAATATCCTTTCTATTTCTACAAATGATGTTTCTTTATGAGTCTTGATATATTCCAAGATTTTATTTTTCAATCTATTTTTGTTCATTTGTAACCTCCATTATTCTAGTAAACGTTCCAACGTTCCATGCTATGCCACAACTATGGAACACCTTTGAATCTTACTGCCACAAGGGATATAGCTTTAGTGTTCCAATGTTCCATGATTTTACCCCTACACTTTGAGATATTTTAGTTATTTTTTTCTAAAGTTTAGAGTAAAGTTAGTGGAACACTGGAACACTTATAGCATGGCACTTACTCTCACAAGGGTTCTAAGCGTTCCATCGGTGTTCCATTACCGTTCCAACGTTCCAGAATTTCCATTCTTTCTAACCATTTTTTTATAGTATGGTGACATATCAACCTCAAAACCGTGTTGTGGTCCCATACCTTCACCGAATCTTTTTTTCTTCTTCTTTATCCCACAATAGCGTGTATTTCTAAGTGCTTCATCAATCTTACGTAAATGATGAGGTTGAGGCTGGTCATCTCTGCCCATCATCACTTTCCAAACTTCTTTACTGCAAACCTTATCACGCCATACATATTGACCCGGCTTTGAACCATCTAATGAGAATAAAGTACCGTTGTTATAAAAAGAGAATCTGTGATTATCTGAATTTGTACCATTTACACCATTGAATAAAATTTGTTTATCATGTAAACTTAACGACCAATAATCAGATGGTATAGGCTGCTCTAGGAAATCCTCTATTTCACCGATAAGTGTATCTTTCTCTGAATGTTCTGCTTGCATTTCTAAAGCAGTTTCTGAGGCTTCTTTGTCTAAAAGCAATGCTTTATCGATAGGGTTTTTATCAAAATATACTTTAGCTTCTGCGTACATTTGTTGAACAACCTCAGGTGTTAGATCATCAAACGGGCTTTTAGTTGATTTATCCTTATCAGTAGTAACCGGTAAGAAACGTCTATTACCTGTCTTATCTTTTAAAAACTCATAATTGTTCGTTGTACCCACAAAAACACTTTGACGTGGGTGTCTCTCAGTACGTTTGCCATAAGAAGCTCTGTAAATATCAACAACCGCACTGATAAAACTCTTAATATCTTCAATAGTAGATTTTTGAAAGGCTGATAGTTCTTCAATTTCACAAATCCATGAACCTTGTAGCTTTTTGTATGCTTCATCACCTTTGAATGTATTAATACTTTGGTTATACCATTGACCACCCATACGGCTCGCCAGTGTTGATTTACCCCCGCCTTGTTTACCGTATAAAATAACCATTGTGTCATATTTAATACCGGGTTTGTATATTCTGGCAATCGCTCCCATCACCCATTTTTTAGCTACTTCACGGTTATAATGTGTATCTTCTGCACCTAAGTAATCAATAAAAAGCGTTTCTATTCTTTTTACGCCGTCCCAATGTTTACTTTCAATAAGTGATTTGATAGGGTGGAATTTGTTTTGATAGGCTTCTTTTTCTATAACACTATCCATAACATCACGGCTGAACTGCACATGATAAACTCTGTCTATATGTGAAATAACATGCGTTGTGTCAATGTCAGCCCAATAGTAATTTGTATCGTCTTTTGAACGCCAGTAAGGAAGACGTTTAAGTTTAGTGACATTTTCAAATACATCATATTGAACTAAATTATTTAAACTTTCATCGTTGCCTAAAATAATCTCTGCGTTAGTTGTTGTCTTTTTTAATGCATTAGTTGTTGCTGTTCGTCTTAATTTACTGCGCCAATCGTCGTTATTGGTCATATAGTTAGCTTTTTCGATTAACTCGAAAACATCTTCTTTAGTTACTTCACTCAATCAGAAACCCCCTTCTTATTTTGCTTGTCTCTTTTTAAAATACTTTCGAATGTTTTATTTACTTCTTTTTGTTCAATTGGTGGTGTACAAGTCATTGCCCATGCGCTTACCAGACCATAGACCAAATATTGATCTACATATCTACGCAACAGATAACCTATTAATGAAGCTAAGGTTTGATTCCGTTCACCTTCACTAACTCCAAATGCAATATCACGCCAATATGCGCTATCACGTCTCTTATATCTGACTATAATATTCTGAGATTCGCTCTGAGTTGCATTGAGAGGGAATTTAGCAAGGCAATTATTCAATTGGTGTCGTGTGATGAAAGGAGCGTCATTGTTATACCAATGATATGGTGCATCTTTATTACTTATAACGGGTAATGCTGATAATTGAATTGGTTTAAAGCATGATTCATCAATTGGCTCTCCAATGTACCTTGATAATGCTCCAGCATACTTTGTATATTCGTCAGGCTCTAAAATATCGTCTACAGGAATCAATAAACGAAACCTAGGACGTAAGTTTTTATCATTCTCATCATGTATATCACGATGTCTGAATGTGCTGTATATAAAATACGCAAAATGTTTCATCTTATCTTTAATGTTATTTAGAAATCGGTTCATATCGTCGATGTCGTCATAGTCCAAAGAAAAAACTTGCCGATACATTACATTTTTATCTTTTCTACGATGTTGCAAAATCTCACCCGTTTTCTCATCTACACCCTCGTCAACATCACCATAAATCGCTAAACCGTTAGCATATTTATTGGGGCTGATAACTGGACGAGTTAAAAACTCGCACCAGTCAGACCATTTTATATTTTTTACGTCATCTGTTCCTTTTGATGTCAAACTTTGATACAATACTATGTGAAGTTCGTCATTATATTTTAAGTCGAACAAGAATAACCAACCTTTCATATATGTTATTATTTTAGTGAGTATTTAATTAAATACTTCATTGCTAAGCGTTATCTGATTCAGTCGCCAAACTTTCGTCAGATAGCGCTTTTTCTAATTCCTTTGTATACATCTGCATTAAATCAATCGCTTGATTAATCTGAATACGATGTTCGTGATATTTATAACCATGAATTTTAACTTCTTCTTTGTTTAATTGATGATCAGAATCATGTGTAAAATATTCCTGTTCAAACCACATAAATGTTGTAAGTAAGTCCTCAAACTTTCCTTTAATTATTTCAATTTCATTTAGTAAGTTAGCTATTTTAAAATTCATTATTCGTTGTCTCCTTTGTAGAAATTAATATATTCTGGTCGATTTCGCTCAATAGATTCAATCAACTTTTCAAGACGTACTTTAGCAAGATACAAATTATTTAAATCATCTTCACGAGAGAAATAACTGATTTCATCTGGAATATCATAATATTTATCTGTGCCTGCAGAACCCAATAGATTTAAAATTTCTACTGCTTTCTCATTAGCTTCGAACATTCTACGGAAATCTGTAGCTATTTCCAAAATGTCAAACTCTCCAATTTTCGTATATCCTCTTGCTTCAACAATAGTTTGAATCAATTCATAATCTCTTAACTCTCTATCATCTTTACTTAATTTTTCACTATAAATACGGTCTTTGAATAATAAAATCATTACTTCTTTACCTAGTTTTTCTTTAAATTTTTTGATATGTTCCATTCTTAATTACCTACCTTTTTCTTATTTTTAAGTTCTAAAATTCTGCTAATATCAAGCTCCATGCACGCAATACAAATATCTTCACTGACGTCTGGGAAATGCTTTTTAAATACATCTGGTGCGATGTTGAGTAGTAAATTGTGGTCAGTATCCTTGATGTTGTACCAGTTAAGCACCGACTTTGTAATAATTACTTGTTGTTTCATGTTACTTACCTGCTTTCTAAAATATTCGATTGTGATTTTCTTCGATGTATTGCTTCATATACTTAGCAACAAAAGACCAATGGTCATTTTTATGTGCTGGTGCATGCGTGAATTCTGCGATTTTCGATTGGTGCTTTGGATGCAGCAGCAACTTCTTCAATAATGTATTTCTGCTTTTATTCGTATGTGCCATTAGATCGTACATCGTCCACAGTGTCTTATGTTCAAGTAGTGCAGTTGTGTAATCTTTTTCTTGTAGCATTGGTTAGGCCTCCTTTACATCAAGTTCAAAAATATCTTCAATTTCTACATCTAGTGCATTAGCAATCTTTTTTGCTAGTTTTGTACTTGGTTTTTTTCGTTTATTCATAATTTGGCTAAAGTAAGAAGTACTGACGCCAATGAGATTAGCCATTTCTGTCATATTCCACCCTTTTAAGAACATCATTTTTTTTACTTTTTTATTATGAATATATATATCCATATTTTTCACCTCCTTATAAAAAGTAACCTTTTTAATAAACACCTATTTAATAAACGTTACTTTATACTTTCATTATACACACTTTAACTTTTCATGCAACTCTTTTTATAAAAAAGTGGATTTTAGAAAAACAATCATGCATAATCGTATTGAGGTGAGAATATGATTATTTGTACACTAGATACGCTTATGAAAGAAAAAGACGTGAACCAAAGTAGAATTGTCGAAGAAACTGGGATTACAAGGCCTACTTTGTTGACATTAATAAGAAATACCAACCAAAGCATTAGATATGAAACTGTTAACCAACTTTGTAATTTCTTCAATATTGATATGTGTGAACTTTTAGTATATTCGCCTGTTGAAGTTAAATTAAAAGAGATTATAATAGAAGAAATCCCAATCAGTGTTGATCAAGAATTTAATGCAAATAGTACCAGTTCAATAGTTTCATTAATTTATGATATCGACGGTGATGAATTTGAATTTGACACTAATTTAGTCGCTGATAGTAAAAGCAATTCTTTAACCCATTCTAAAAAGATGTTTTTTAATAGTTTAGTTTATGAAGATGTTCTATCACGACTTGAAGCTAAAGGATTTAACAAAAACTTTTTAAAGGTATATAACAACTCTATTGACATAGAAGAAAAAATAAAAGAAAAGCTAAAAAAATATAATTTAAATACCAATTTTCAGATAAAAAGTTACGAAGTAGAAATAAGCCCATTAAAACGTGTTATTGACACTAGCAATATAAAAATTTCATTAGAAGAATTAAAATCTATGATTAAAAAAATGCCATTTTCTCAAAAAGACAAAGAAAAAATATTAAACAAGATAAATGAAGTTAACAAACTATAACTTAAAGTAAGGTGATTTTATGGCTTCATTCGAAAAACAAAAGAATGGTAAAACATGGCGCTACATCATTTCATACAAAGATGATGACGGTAAATATAAGAAGTATCAAAAAGGCGGATTCCGTACGAAACAAGAAGCAAAGGTACATGCTACTGATATGGAATATAACTTAAAGCACGGATACAATATCAATAATGATGTGATCTTTGCAGACTACTTCAAACAGTGGTATGAGGTTAACAAGAAGCCCCACGTGTCGGCAAAAACTTTAACACGCTATGTTTCAATGCATAATCATATTGAAAAGCATTTTAAAAATACATTTCTAAAAGACATAAAACCATCAGACTACCAGCGATTCATAAATCATTATGGTAGCAATCATAATATAGATGGCGTGAGAAAATTAAATAGCTCCGTTCGTAATTGTTTCCATCAAGCGATTCACGAAGGATTAGTTTTACGCAATCCCACATTCAAAGCACAATTAAGCGGTGCAAACCCTAGTAAAAGCGAAGAATTAAAATTCATAAGTCACACTGAATATAAAAAGTTGAAACACTACCTTGAAGGAAAAGACAGTGTTTCATCATTAGTTCTGCTTATGGGACTTGTTACAGGTGGGCGATTCTCTGAAATTGCTAATATGAAACGTAATGATTTTTATATAGGCGAAAATAAGGTACATTTACCCGGTACAAAAACAACGACATCAGATCGTACTATAAGTATTGATACAAAAACCTTAAACAAGGTCAGAAAATTTATTAATAAAAGACCATCAGACATTAACGGTTATGTATTTACAGGAAAAAATGGTTCTATAATAACCAATGCATCGGTTAACAAAGCATTAAACAATGCTTGTAAGAAATTAGGTATCAAAAGTATTACCACACATGCGTTAAGACATACCCACGCCTCTGTGTTAATTCATAATGGTTACAGTGTTCAATATATTTCAAAACGACTGGGACACTCTTCAACATTAGTCACACAATCCGTTTACCTGCACTTATTAGAAGAAACTTATGAGCGTGAAGATAAGCAGTTTATTAAGTTCATGGACAACTTATAA